AGGAATTACGACGTATGGGTACACCGTATAAGGTAGCTATATTACATCAGGTCAGTCTAAATCGACTTAATGCGAATTCTGCAACTGTCCTCAACAAGTGTGAGGGTACCGGTTGCACCAACGATGGTCGCTTTGATCTCGATGGTGTCATCGGCATCGCATTGAACGAAAAAGCTGCAAGAAACATATGATTCATTACCAGCGCCTTGCTGTTGGGCACTCAACTGGCGAGGTGCCAGGGCTGCAGAGTTCTTATACAACTCTGCAATCACCCTGGTGTTTTCGCCTGCGGTGTTATTCCCGTTAACATCGGCGTCGATCTGGTACGCACCACATCCGAGTGTGAGGACTCCGCTGGAGTTAGAAACTCCAATTGTGTCCACAATGGTTTCATCAAAGGCCACGGTCGCGGCTGTGCTGTTTGTCATGGCTTGAGCAGAGGACAAATTCAACATCGCGCAACTCTGAGGCGAAACTACACTCGGTCCGAGTTGACGGCCAAAGAACTCTATTTCGTAATGAACGAAAACATCGCCCACCGCGGTCGTGTCCGCCATGGCGTCGACTGCAATGATACAACTAAATGGATCGTACAATTGCTGCGCGCCGGGAGCTGGACCGCATCGCACAAACCTTTTCTTCTCCAGTCTGGAGGCAGGTAGGTGGCAATGGAGTTCACCATAGACTTGGGTGTAATCATGAAACTCATACACGCTCAAATCGTTGAGGGCTGTCGGGGCACCGTGGACAGGGTTCAAATCGTAGGCCAAATGAACCATTCCTTTGGTGGTGGAGACCGCTTGCTTTGGGACGTAAATCATCTCAAACTTCCTGAACCGGTACTTGTCGTACCTTGCGGCATAGCCTTCCAACCCTTTCAGCGTGGACAAACCAGGATTGATCTGGTACTTGCTTGCTGAGAAAGTGGTGGCGCCGGCGAGGTCATTGACCAAGAGATCGGTTCCGCTAAAGGTGTCACGTCTACCAGGCAGTGCGCGAGGGTTACTCGCTTTGGGTCTGGAGGTGATGAATGCGGCCGGCACTGACTGTGCCCGCGATTGGGGCTTAGCCTTGGGCCGCTTCGCTGCGATTGGTTTACTGTTTTGATTCTTCTTAACTGGGGCCATAATGCGTTTTAGAATGTTTATGGGTACATTCATGGGCTGTCCTCCAACAGCCCGAAACCACAACCCCGCGCGTCTATACCTTCGCCCGTCCCCGTTTTGGGGGCGCCGGGCGAGGTCGAGGAGCAGGCTTAGCTTTGGCTTTTGCCTTAGGCTTAGCAGCTCGACGGCGTTTCTCAGTTTTGAGAAGGGAAGCATCGTCTACTTTCTTGGCAGGAAGGACAATGTCGCCATCAACCACAATAGGATGTTTTGTCTCAACGGGAGGTATCCATAAGAGGGGGGGCGAAAGAAGGTTGTCGATGTTGTTAACAGTCGCAAGAAACGTGCTAAGAACATCGGGATCCACCGCGGGAAGTTGCCTTGCTACAAGGTCATGCATCCACGGTTCAGTCACATTCGGGTATTGGTCTTCTAGATCAACTCGCGCAAACCAGCCCCAGAGATCACGGTAGGTCTCACTGCACTGGCCGGCGCCGGCGTATGTCAAGACCGCTCTGCAGTAATCTCCAATCAAGGGAGTATTCGCGTCGGTCATACAATAGGCTCGGGCCTTCTCTATAAGGCATATCTTGGGGTCAAAGTTCGTGGTGGTCGTATGGAACTTTCTCAGTTGTCGTTGGACATCACAACATGAGTTAGTCGACCCTGTCCATACGGCCGGGCTGTAGTATCTTGACAAGAACGTGACGCCGGGTAAACCGCTATATACGACGTCACTAGTCAAGACCTGGCCAACGGAACGGCTCGCGTACTCATATACGTCTTTATTGACGTTTGGAGTCAAGCCGTCGTCGCCACCATAAATTCCAAGATTGCCAAAGGCTGCGGCGGGTGAGAGTTTTCCCTCTGAATAGCGCTGGGTACTGAGGGTAAGGTAAGCAATAAATGCGTTTGCGATGGTGTTCATAATAGATGTCTCCGGACTACCGGATCGACGGGAAGTGCCACCCTCGAACCACACACCATGACGAGTCACTGCTTTCCCAACATATTGGGAACGGTGCATGTCAGTGATAGATGCGTGGTATTCAAGGGGGAAGATGGCTAGCAACAAGCGCAACTCGAACTCACGGAGGAGTGGTGATACGCGCCCGTCGAAGCGGGAAAAGTCTGTGATAATAACGTGGTCGGCGTCTTGGCAAATGTCCTTAACGCGTTCCGCTATCTCCAGGGGCGTCTTGCCGAAAGCATACCAATCAAAAGTCTTGGTGTAGTCGGCAAGCGCATACATGTAACATGAGTAACCCAATTTGAGCAACTCCGGAATGGTGGTAATATTCCGGGGATCATTGGGTTTCTGGTAACACTCACGTTTCATGAAACACTTAAAGAGAGCAGTGAAATCGGCTTGATCACACGCCTGCTTCAACAGAATCTGCTGTTGCTTGCGGGGCATGTTCGCGAACACTACGTCATAATCTACGGGATGCAGCTGGGTTTTCGCTACAAACAATCTTATGAACTCATCGGCCTTACGGGAAACATAGGCGGTCATCTGGATCTTAGATAGTACCTTTTCAACGCGTTCAACCGTCATCTGCTTGTCCGAGGCTAGGGAATTGGCAGGGGCGAATGCGCCATGAATTAAAGGTGACATGAAAGCTCTCATACTCGGTGGTTCTTCCTCAGGGGAATAGTCGCTGGTATTGAAAGAGTAAGTCCTTACTGCGTCATCGACGGGAAAGACAAAGGTGCTCTTGGGTACTCTGTTGTTCTTAAAGAAATCAACTAATACCTGGGCGTTGACCTTGCGGTCAATTCCTTCGTCGGCGAGGTAGCCTTGCACAGTGGGTGCGACCAATCCAATCTTCGTATTCCGAGTGATGGCTTCAAGCCCATCACAAATTTTGATAGGGAGGGTGGTCTCTGCGTATGATCCAAGGCGGGCGATCGAAATCTCTAACTGGGCCTTCCGATGGACAAGGAAGGAGGCAA